CAAGTCGCCCTCATCTTTAGCACCAGCCTTAGTAAGACGCTCAGCTACAGCATTGTTATCACGAAGCCAACGCATTACATCGGTCTCGAACTGTGCACCTTTACGTCCGTTAGGGTTAGCCATTAGTATGCGCTCTTATCTTTCTCTAGTATTCTCGTTGCCCAGTCAAGTCCGTCGCATACGCCCTGCGTATAATCGTCCCTAACCTGCGGTTTGGCATCATTAATCTTCTGTATGCAGATGGCAACATCTCTGTGATATTCAGCCTGTGCCATTTCTTTTGCATGTATCTCCAAGTAATCATCATCCATTGTAACTCCTAACCATTCTCTGGTATATCTTCGACGAACATATACTCAGGATTGAAAGCAATCCAAGTCATTAGTCCACCACCCGCATCGGCTTTGCCATAACGGTTCTTGACAGGGGCCACGCCCATTGATGTGCCCACAACACCAAGCGTGCAAATGAGTGCGGGGAGCTGAGCCACCTTTCCCTGAATCGCGGAACGAGGCTGGCAAGGAGAGCCAGGTACCGCTTCACTCGTATGATGTAATACCAACACACCCGCATTCGTAGCCCTAGCAAGATACTTCAACTCCTTCATGATAGCTCTCATAGAAGAGAACTCCTCGCCACCATCGGTGGCTACATCCATTAAGTTATCTACAACTATTAGTTGTGGTGGACATCCCCACAATTCTTCGAAGGCTTGTACTTCCTCATCGATATCTTGTAGTGATGGTGCTGATTCAAATGACCAAACAATATGACCAGCCTTAGCTAGCACTGCTCTTGTCCAACCTAAATCAGTATTCAATAATCCTTCAACATCAGTCTGATTCTTACCCGAAATCATAGATGCTAATCGCATAGCCATTGTGTGTGCGTTAGTGTCGGCGCTAATGTATAGCGTAGGAACCTTCATCTTTAGCGCAAGAGCTAAGGCAAGTGTTGACTTACCTACTCCTGGCGCTGCTGCGAACATCGACACTTCGCTACGCCTGAGGATAATTTTGTTCGACTCAAACGCTTTGAAGCACGATGGCAATGGTTCTCCGCCAATACTTGCACGACCAACGCTTCTGACAAGTGTACGCAAGGCTTATTCCTTTTTAGTAAGAGCCGTAGCCAACCCATGACAAACTGACTACGGCTCATTGATTCCTTATTTAGTTGTTATGCCCAGACAATCGGAGCATGTTGTTCTTTAGGGATTTTTTCGCCTGTCCATTTAGGACCAGCAGCAGGGTCTGACCAGCACTTATATGCTTTGCCAGCTTGGCTAGTTCCTGACTTTAGAACCATTATTCCTCTTGCACAAGTCGGTGCACCTGATTTATTATAGACCCATATGTTACCATATCTGTCTTGCACAGTCTCTTCAATGCCACCTGATGCTAGATTTTCCTGGGTCATTGGCGAGGTTAGAGGAGGCCTTGTGCTTGTTGTGGAACTTGGCGTCGATAAAGGGGCTACATTGTACGCACCTGCCAAGAGCTTGTTAGTTGCAGCAATCTGTGTAGCATAATCACCTACACCTTCAAGCAGTACACTAAGTTCGTCAGCAGTATTGGCACGGATATTAATCATATCACCAGTGCCAGTCTTATACGAGACTTGCAGTTTCCATTCTTCGTTCATCGTTTCTCTTTCTTTGAAGTAAACGAGCAGTGCTCCGTGAGCCCGCATCGGTTACAGTTGTTTGTGTTGGGTAAGAATATACCAGCAAGGCGTGCTTTGTCAAATTTTTCTACAAAGTAATCAATCATCTCTGTCGAGTACTTAGTTAAGTCTTCTCTTTCGCTAGTGCCAGCCTGACGAGCCATCCAATAACTACCATAATTTACATCAATGCCAAAGATTTTCTTTAGCCCTGCTCGGTAGAAGCCCAACTGCAAACTAGATTCAGGTGTGCGTTGTGATGTCTTTAAGTCTACCACAACTAACTGACCGTCAACATCAAAGATTCTATCGATTACCATCTTGACTGGAACACCAGCAAACTCAGGTATGATACCTAGTTCAATCGCAGGAACGCCTTCAGGCGTTTTCCAAATCTTCCAATTCTTGTTGAACTCTCGCCACTCGACGTAGGATTGTACCCACTCTGGTCCTTTGACCAGCCAGAACGAGGCATCTTCCTTATTAGGATACTCCTTCGTAGCCCTGCCGCCAACTCTAAGCGTCGATAAGTCGACATCTTTGGTATATTCATTCCATGCCTCATCCCATAATTGTTTACTCAACATGTTGTCTGTCCCATTCTTCAGTAGCCTTGTGGAATGCGGAGCCACCTGCGCTCCATACCGCTGGCTTCTCTGGTATCTGCAACAGTCGGCTGAGGTAGTATAGATAACCGCAGTCGATGAAGGTAGTCAGAGCTGAATAGGATACATGACCTGGTATCTTATAATCATCAGAGAGATATACTCCCATAAATATTCCTTCCAATATATAATTATATTAATTATATATAGACCCCTTCGGGGTCTTATATTATATATAATATATACCAGTATAGCTGACAAGAGAGGCTGAGTCAAGGGGTTATGTCACTCCCGATTCAGTATTAGGAAACACAAAAGACCCCCCTTCCCAAGGTGATTACCTTAGGTTGGGGGGTTTAGTGTCTTAAAACTGCCTTAGAAGGCGTTTAAGGGGTATTCTAGAGGCTACTCTGCGCCTCGTCCGAACTCTTTTGCGGATGGGTCGAGCCACTTAAGGACAGGCCCGAGGAACCCAGCGAGGGCTGCAGCTCCGAGTGTCTTAAAGTCGGTCTCGCCTGCGAGGTAGAGTGCGATAGCAGCTGAGGCTGCAGCACGGAACCATGTGAGCGCTACTTGCTTTAGTGTTTCCATTTAGATTGCCTTTCGTTTTGTATTGTGAACCTTACAGCAGGTGCATACTGGTACCACAGTGGTACTAACAGCTACCTTCTTCTTAGGTTGTGGCTGTAAATTTGCCACAATCTGATTCACAATCTTAGGTTGACTTAGCCACCAGAACCAGGGGCTAGTGTCACTACGGTGAGTATCATTAATAGAAATATGTAGGTGCTTATTGTGAGGATTACTACCTGTGTACTTTCTATTGCCTTCCTTGCGTCTGGTTCTTGACCAGATTTTTCCTTGGAAGATAAGGTAATTAACCCTCTCATCTTCTTTAAGTTTTTCAAAAATAATTGCACAATCAATACCCCTCTTAGGGTCGTGGGTCAAATCTACTGCTAGCCCAGTATTGTGGTCCGAATTCGGGCTGGCTTTCTGATGCGCTAACGAAGGCAACAACCCGTCTGACAGTTTCTTGCGCTTCGGATACAACGCTGTCGCCTGACGGAGCACAGCAATAGCAGCAGGTGACGCTACTTTGGCTACAGGTTTCATTCATTTTCTTTCTTAGTTTCTATGTCGTAGTGGAAAGCATTTGTGTCTTCGGTTACCCACTTCTTCTTATCTTCCACATCCCATTTGCGGTCATTAATTATTCTGTGGATGAGTGGGTCACCATACTTGGTTGTATATGATGGCTCGAAGACGAAGGTTCTATTGTTAGGTTGGATAGCATAGTTGCCATCTTCACGCTCTATAACGTGCCCACACTTGTGCTCATCAGGTGTCTCTGAGTAGCCATCATCTAGCCTATTAGAGTCAGGGTTATGCCAGTCAAGGGTAAAGAGATACTTGCCATTAATTTTATTTCTATTTCTATCTGTGTAATGCAAACTTAGATTAGTCAGGTTAGCAAACTTGGTGGCTGTTATGTATGGGCTAAAAGAATTCCAAAGCACTAGATTATGTAGGTCTACCTCTGGCACGCCTGGCTTATTACAGAAAGCATTGATGGGCATACGCCACCATAGGCCACCATCTTCCATCATAAAGTGGAAGAGTGGGCTTCTGTTCTGTACAGAACTAACTCCAAATATCACACAAGGAAAGTACAAGTCGTGACTATCCTTCTGGTTACGCAGGAAGTTACCACGTACAAAACAATCTATCGGAGGGATATTTGCATTTAACTCTGGCACTATTTCCTCAGTGCTTCTTTTACAAACTCGGTGAGTAAATCTATCTGCTTCTCTAGCCCATCTACCTTGTCCTTCAGGCTTGAGCCACCATTAGGGCGTAGTTCATATAAGTAATGCTTAACCAACCAGCGCACAGCGCCAGCAAATCCAGCAATCAAAGTAAATATGGCTACGGCTAGGCCAGCCCATTCAGTAGGTGTCATTACACAGTCCTTACAGTCATAGTAAGCATTCCTCCATAGCC